GCGTCTGCTACTGACAGTGCTGTACCGTCAGAAACGTCAACGACTGTTCCAGTGTTTGACAACACAACAACAAGCGATGCTGTTGGAGTGTTTGAGTCGTACACATAGACCAGGTCACCAACTTTCAACACGTCGGCTGCATCATTGAAGTAACCAGAAGTGTTGACTGTCGCAATCGCGTCAGCTGATGTGTAAGACCACATTTGTGGTGCATTACCAGCCTTGCTTTGACCGCCGATGGGCTGAAGCCCTGTTACTGAATATGCCATTGTTCAAGCCTCCTTACGATTCACGGCAAGTGATTGTGACGATACCTTCGTCATCAATCGCAACCGCACCAGCTGAGAACATTGAAGCAACCAGGTAGCTGGTCTTTTCTGCAATGTAGTCAACGCGTGAGGTTTGACCCATGCCAATGCCAAGTCCCAACGCGTCGCGGTGGAAGGCATAACAAGTACGATCACTTGATCCGTCGATTGGCAAACCACCTTCATCACGGTCGCCAAGTGTTACCACGTTGAAACCGAGGAATGTGTTGATGTCGCCTTGGACCAAAGCCTTAACTGTATTGAAATCAGAAGATGTTACTTCTGTTTCACCAAGCAGCGAGTCCAAAGAGTTAGCGTGGATCACAAGGATACGTCCCTCGGAAGGTACGTTGTTTGCGTCCAGTGCTTTCTTAGCGGCGCGCATTTTAGCGACGTTAAGGTTGGAGTCTGTTCCACCGATGTCGTTGGACACAGTTGATGGAGAAGACGCTGCTGCTAATGCGTCGAGAACCACTTGGTCCATACGACGTGCGATTGCCCCAGCAACAACTTGGACAAGCTCTTGACGCTCGTTGAAGTTAACTTTTTGCTGGTTGAAGATATCTGAGTACTCAGCAGCAATGTAGTCTTCCATGGTCGCTGTGACCTGGCTGTAAGAAACATTGAGTGGAGTTACGTCAGTCTGTGGTACACGAACTGTTGCGGATCCCTTTCCAATTTTAGGGAACTTGACAGTAGAACCTTCTACGCCAGTACGCTCGCGAGTGAGGCCGGCCAACATACGTTGACCCTGATAGGCTTGTTTGACCTCACTATCAAAGAGCGTAACAAAGGCATTTGATACTTGGATTGCCATGTTAGCTTCCTTCTAAAAAACAAAAACATAAGGTTTTCAAACTCGCCACGGTTGTCCAGGGTGGGCCGCTTACGCAAGTCACCGGCTCAAGAAAAGAGTTGTCGGCTGTTTGAAATATAAACAGTTTTTTCGCATCGGTCAAATGGATGGAGGAGATGGCGCCCGTAGGCGCCAAACTTGATCAGACCTCGCCGTGAAATTCGTAGAATTTACGCTCAACCATATTGGTGTAGGACATGTCTTTGCCGTAACGCGGATCATTGAGCATAGCCTGCAAGTCACCCAGTGTTTGCGTGCTGCCTTCTTGGATCGTCACGTCAGGTATCGTGCGCTCGCCGTATGACTCGCGGATCTTGTTCAACGCCATGATGTAATCACGATTGTCGGCTTTTGACGCGATCGCATCCACTTCCTCAGCAGACAATGCACCTGAATTACCAAGTTTCGTCAGCCATTGATTTAGGCCGCCAATAATCTTGTCAGCGCGTGGACCAAGTCTAGCCATCTCGGCTTCCTTGTTTGTTTCGACCCGATCGAACATCTGCCCCATGTGTTGCATGTAGATTGATGTGATCTGGTCAAACTGATCCTGGCTCAAACCGCTTTCAGCTGCAAACTTCGTGAAGTCATTGAGCATTGCATCATCTTCAGTAACGCCATGATCTTTCAATGAAGCGATATCGTACCGACCGTCTTTCGGAGCTTTATGCTTTCCTTGTGACATCTTGGTCCGCATTTCTTGATAAGACTTGGCCATTGATTCAAGATCAGGCCCGTTGTCTGGGTCCCAAAACTGTTCCGGCATCCAATCAGGTTTGTCGCCCCACTCTATCGTTTCGTCGATCGGAGGAGATTCCTCAGTGTCGACAAGGTGCGGCATTTCCTGTGGTTGCTCTTCCGAGCCCTGCGTTTCAAGCGTTGGATTTAATAATCCAGTGCCTTCTGCTTCTTGGGTCTGTTGTTCTTCTGCATTCTCAGCAACTTCAGCTGCGTCACTCATGCTTGTCTACCTCGCTCAATGCGTCTCATGATTTCCCGGACAATTGAATTTTGTCCTTCTCTAGCGTACCCGTGTGACGGGTCTTCTCCTGGATACCAAGAGGGTTGATCAAGTGTCGTCCCCCTCAAGTACTCAAGAACTTCTTGGCCGGCCTCAGTTGAAAAGCATCGAACGAACGCCAGGTCGAGATCGTCCTGGCTGATCTTCTTATCAAGTAGGTGCCGGTTATCTGATTCTCTCAGGCCGTCCCATCCTTCCATTGTCACTCCTTACATTGGAGGCCCAGCTGGTAGCGCCGCAGCTTGTTGCTGCTGTGCCATCATCTGTTGCATCTCCATCATCATCTGTTCTTTTTGTTCAGGCGAATTCAATAAGTTTTGCGGAACGCCCATCTTTTCAGCGATGTACGTCAGCATCTCTTCTTGATTGATTGCCATTTGACCAGCTTGACCAAATGCCTGAGCAATCTGGGCAAACTGCAACACCGAGTCCAGGTCTTCCATATTCTGGGCCTGGGCTAGCGGTGAAGTTGGTACGACCTTCACTTGAAGTCCATTAACTTCAAGTGGCAGATCAATAATGTTCATTTGATCCATGACATACAGCACGCGGCGCACGATCGGCGTCATCGCTTCAGTGATCAATCTGCCATATGCCGAGCCTAGGTTTTGAGACAGCTCTTTCATACGTTGTACGATTTCTGTCGCACTACGCGCCGACATGTTGTCAGGCGGCAGCGAATCATCGTACAGCATCTTCTTGATATTCATCACCAAATCATTGATGACCAGCTGAGACGTGTTGAAGTCTGTCGCCGAACGCAATGGACGTAATGATTCACCCTGAGCTCCGCCATTACGCGCAACCGGAATAATAGCGCCTGGTGTAATTTGAATTGTTTGTGGGTTCAGTACGCCGTCATCGGCTGCGGTATATACGCCAGACACAGCAAGCGATGCGTTTTTGAGCACCAGCTCTTTGACCTTGTTGAGTGTCTTGATGTCTGGCAGCGCTGTCACTAATGGACCACGGCCATAGACTTCACCAGGCACTTTCATGAATCGAGATACGATCCATGGTGATATTGGCATGGTGCGGTAAACCAGCTCGCTAGACATTGTCTTGTCTTTCGCCCAGATCAAGTGATAGCAGTACATGTCTTCTTCGACGTTAAATACTGTCGCCTCGATCAGGTCGATTTCTTCGTCTGGCTTTTTGTCAATGACGTCCTGCATCTGCTTTGGAATCTTGGCGTCGGGCCATTGGCGCTGTATCGCCTCTCCTCGGAGTCGCAGCTTGCGGTACACATTATCAACTGTACCGTGCGGACCTTCTTCCAGGGATACAAGATACTGAGGCACAGGAACAAACCGAACGGGTGCATCTCCATCTCCAGGCTGAATCAACATGATCGCGGTGCCGACGCATAGGTCGAGTAAGAATTCTGACATCGCCAGATCAAAGTTGGTCTGCCGGATGACGTCAAACATGCGTGTGTTGTAGATATCAAGCGCTTGCCGAATCTCGCCGCGTCTTTCCTGTGGGATCTCGTTGCCTGGCTCTAAGGTACACCACTCGCGATATGGCGGGAAAAGAGCAGACTGAATACGGTTTGCGAACCGTTGCGTCGAGTTAATTGCTGTCGCATCAAAGACTCTTGCCATTTTATTCTGGCCGGCTGTGCGGCCTTCATAGTGACCTGAGTACAAGTTGCGCTGTGGTAGAGCAAACTCATAACACTCTTCATAAATCGTGCGCCAAGTTTCTTTCCGAGCATCGGCCTTTTCCTGGCGCTTAATGATGTCTTGTGGGGTCATGCGTGCCATTATGCTTTCCCTTTCTTCTCGACACCTTCAATTGTGCCTTTCTGCTTCGACGCGTAAAAGACTTGCTCGCCTTTCTTCTTGCCGTACTTCTGCTTCATGGCAGCCTTGATCTTTGATCCTTTCTCGGTCATTGGCATATCACGCCTCCTGTTTGTTTCGTTTCGCAAAAGCTCTGGCCTCTGCGGGTGATGAGAAACCCCATTTCTTCAGCGCTAATGCATAGCGTGTTGGCTTGCCTTGATCATCCTTCATAGGATGATTCTGAGCAGCGAACCGAGCAGCAAAAGAAACACGCCGAGAGTTGTCGCCAGAAGAAACAGGAGGGCGCAAGTTTCCGCCTTCCTTGTTTTCATAGTACTTCCTGCCTGCTTCATTCAGGCCGCCTTCTGGGTTCTGGTGTTTCTTTAGCGTCATACCGTGCCGCCACCGCCAAGTGTCCCTGATAGATCATCTTGCCTGGTCGGAGATAACAGCGATCGATACCCGGCAACACGACGACGGCGCCGTCTAATCTCAGCGGCCAAACGCTGTTGCTCTTGCTCTTCAGGGCTCAGTACTGGCTCCGCTGGTTTTTCGGCAACTGCTTTAGCAACCCTAGGCGCATCATTGCCGCCGTTATCGTTGCCTCGATTTGCACGCTCGGCATCAGACAATGTGCGTGCATTCGTTGTGCCGTTGTTGCCGGCCATGACAGGGCTGCTTCCATCACCAGCTGATTTACTGGTGCCAGGTTGCGGATTACCGTACCCGTACCCGCCGACCACATTTCTCGACGATCTTGAAGCAGACGCCACGGTTGAGTCGTCATCACCCCCAGGAGTAACGCGATAAGATCCACTACTTTTCTTACCAGCTGCAGCCTTAGCTGCTGCGGCAGCTCTTGCTTGCTGATCCTTTTTTTGCTGTTCAGTCTTTTTGTCGTTCCCGCCATTTCCGCCAGGGCTGTCTGATGACATGATGGCCTCCTATTCGTAACCAGATAAGGTTGTAGATAAGCCTCGTTGCGCATCTTCACGCTCTGGAGACAACAATGATCGTGTGCCGCCGGTACGGCGTGCGCGCTGCTGCGCTGCAAGTTTGCGCTGCTCTTCAGCGCGTTCGCGCTCTGCGCGAGCTTCGGCTTTTGCGTTGAGCTCTTCCTGCTTGCGTTGCGCTTCCTTCTCTTCGGCAGATGGACCGCCACCGCCGCCAAAAATCCCACCCATTAATATGTCCTCGCATACATAATGTAATCGCTACCGTCAGGGCCATATGCCTTCATCAGGCCTTCTTCCTTAAATTTCAGGAACTTGGCCCACTGAATCGCATAATCGCGCTTGACACTTACCACGATTTGCACTCTGAGTAAATCGAGGTGTGGGCCAATCTTATCAAAAAAACGCATAGCTCCGCGACACAAAAGCGTGCCGTGGTTGAAAGCGACTGGGCCAGGCACCAGCCAAGCCTCAGCATTTGTCGCGAACTTATATTCCAAGCCAAAGCAAAGGGCTGGCTCCCGTTTATAAAACATGGTCCAGCCGGTTTTATTTTCTGCCACAGTTTCAAACCGCTCTTTCATATTCGCAATATGTGAGAACAGCTCGATGTCGTCAGCGCTTGGCCCGACCCGGTCGATGTGGGTAGGGTGAAACGGCAGCACAACCAGGTGGCGCATGTTCACAAGGTGGGTAATTTCTTCAGCTGTCACCATATCGTAAAATCCGTTTTTGCCGTGAATTGTTGACCACGCGCTCCAGCAGCACCATAACGTCCCCCGTACCCTCGCGTCATTACACGATGCTCACCGCCGCCGAGCAGTAGATAACCAAACGCATCACCAACGTGCGAGTGTTCGTTTTTATTCGGCGCATCTCGGAATCTTTCTGTACCTCCTCCGACTGCGACGCGCTTGAAGTGGTATCCGCCGGCTAGAGACTTGCGCAGCCGTTGACAATCTTTGTGAACCAATAGCCCAGGCTTTCGATCAATAAACCGATTCATAGGCATCGCTCCCGCTTCACGGCGCACCTGGAAGTCGTTACTGGCCGTAGGCCGAGCGTTGAGTCCGAGCGTGCGCAGATGATCAAAGGCAGTCACCTCAAAGATTTCATCGCGCTTGCTACCGGCAGGGTCACCCCAGACCAAGATGTCTTGCTTTGGATAATTCACGTTGATCTCGTTGAGCAAGATCAAGCCGAACCGCTCCAGTCCCATGTCGTCTGTCACGATCTCCTTGAAGATATGCCAAGCGCCAGCTGCTGTGCGCTGGCCGAACACCGCCGCAGGCGTCAAACCAAAGTCGAGCCCAATGTGAACTGGCAGTGTCGGATCGACCTGGATCTCCTCAGTCGACATGACTGAGTCATCATACTCAGGCCAGACCGGACGACCCTCTTGGACATACACATACTCGCCGCCGGCATAGCAGCGAATCCAGTCCAGGTTCTTCCCGCCGAGCTGCTGATCATAATAGCCAGGAGGCAAGTTGTTAATGTTCTCGGCCTTGGGGTTCACTTTCCAGAATTTATTAGCGGCAGGGATTCCAATTGGATCGTCGCGGTTTGTCTCGATCACGCCACCAGGCTGCTTGAAGAACTCCCATTTGTATTTGCCGCGCACCGGCTCCTTCTCCGATAGGCGATACCACCAGTGGTCGTCATCCATCGGGTTGGTGTCCATCCAAATACCACGCCATGGACAACCGCCGTTTGACTTAGTCGGATAACGACCGACCCGGTGTGTTAATCCTTGCACAACAGCTAACGGCAATTCCCTGGCCTCATTCACCCAGGCACCAGTCAGTTCCAGAGAGAGCAGTTTCCTGACGTCCTTCGGTTGATCAAGCGCCATGAAGATCACTTCACAGTCGATGCCGGCTGCGTCCCCACGCGAGGGCAGCTTGATGTGGTGACTGATCGGTGGCGACCAGCGCATCGGCCCCCAGATGTTCTCTGGGAACAGCTCAAGCCATGTCTTGATGGTTGTGGTGCGCAGCTCAGGGTATGAGTTCCGCACGATCACGAATCGTGAGTACCTGATCCCGTCTTTCGGCGACGGTGGCTGCTTCACGGCGCGCAGCATGATCTCAGCAGCGCAACCGTATGACTTACCCGATCCTACCGGCCCCATCAGACCGCGCACAAACGAATCGTCATGCAGGAACTTCCAGGTCGTCGCCGCGCCTGAGAAATCGAGACTCAGCCCACCAAGCGCCTCGTCAGAAGAGATCTGCTTGGTCGTCGTCCTTCTTCGGCGTTGGGTCGATCGTTGGCTCTGATCCGTCGCATTCGTTGCTCTCGCCATCTTCTAATACCTCATAGGTGGTCACTTCTGGACCCTTCAAATTAATTCCCAAAATACTTGGCCGGCTGTCAGAATCACTGTTTGGCTCGGTTAGTCCATGATACCTAGCTAACACGCGCAGAGCTGATAGCTTGTCATGCATCTCAACCTCGATCGCGTTGCCGTATTGATTCGGCGTCACCTTCACTTTCTTGATCGCTTTCTGGACGTGCTTCGGTATGTCGGCGCTTGAAAGCAGCGCCATGCCGCCAGACTGCGTCCACTGCAGCACATCGGTCACGTTGGACGCAGCGATCGCTTGCAGCTCCTGTTTGACTGCTTCCTTCTCATCGTCCGACCCGATCGCCAGAACCTTACGCGCTTCCCGCACTGTCATCTTGGACATTGCAATGTACCTCTTTGATTTCATCCATGTCGGCAAAAGTTAGGAACAGTGGTGCGCCTGGTCCCATCACTAGCGGCAGGATGATGTTGTCAAAAAATTTAATCGATTCGTCAAACGTGAGCTCCATTTCAGATTGCAGCTTCCCGTAAATTTTTGCTGTGTCGTACACCAATCGATCGGGTTCGCCGCAACCAAACGCGATTCCGGCGACGCAACTGTCAAATCCTTCTAGGCTGATCATGCTCACAGTTTCCTTGCAATCTCCAATAAGGTGGCCTCGGCTTTCAGCTCCTCCTGGTATTCGTCCTCCTCAATATGATCGACGATTTTTTGGATGAACCAGATAGCCTTCTTGAGATCATCTTTACCGCCTTTCTCTTTCCAGCGCCAGAGGTACTTGATCGCCGAGCCGATAGCGTAGGCCTCAGCGCCTGAGAGCTTTTGGACCGCTGCCTCAATTGCGTCGATGCATTCCATGCCGTCGCGCTGGTAGTGATTTGGATTAATGATATCCGTCATTTTACTTCTCCCGTCGGATTTCTGAAAAATTTTGAGCGAGATCCCCCCTCTGGCGCATATGGGGTAGGGGGGCAAGGGTGTCCATTTTTTGTACAGCGGAAAGCCCGGCGACCAGGCAGCGCCTATCCACAGGGTTTACGGGCGATTTGGCGATTGTGCAGTGCAGCGATTTAACATAATAGATGTTACGCGCCATGGTGCAGTGCGGTAAGTCATTGATATATAACGCATTCGTTTTTTCTGTGGATAACTTCATGTCAATTGGTCATTTATTGTACAGGCCAGCCCACTTGGCGACCTGGTCTAGATTGGCCGGCGGAGTGCGCCCAGCCTTCAACGATTCGCGGCACATCGCAGCTGTGTAATCACGCACCTGATCAACCGTAACCTCTTGATCCCAAAGGACTTTTGCTGCCTTGAAGCTCTGATCTGGCAGCCGATTCATCCCGGACGCTCTCTCGACTGCCTGCTTGAATGCATGTGCTAGTACTTGATAGCCCTTGTCTGAGTCCCCTTTAACCCCTGACTGCATATGTGTATCGAACTCGGTGAAGTCGTCCTCTCCAGGCTCAGGAATGATCTTGGCTGGCGCCCAGAACTGCTCGTTGGTCGGGATCGCATCTTTGCCCTCCCACAGTATCTGATAGCGGTTCACCTTTTTGCCTGAGCGCCGCTTGATGTGTTTAGGGTATGGCCTTGTCTCTAGCTTCCTGACGTAGCCACACTTGATCAGCACTGCCATGGTCCGGCTCACATGAACGCGACCGTAGCCTGTGTGCCGTCCTATCGTTATCTGTGATGGCCAACACACGCCGTACCGGTTCGCATACATGCCCAAACAAGCAAGCACCTTGTAAGCAGCACCATTGAGCCGCTCATCTTGCATAGCCCTAGCTGGGATGATCGAGTAGCGCCTGATGTTCGGCTTATCCTTAAAAGGGGATTTCATCGTCTAGCTGGTCCTTGTTGTGGTTAAACTGAATGCTTCTCACCTCAGCTCCTGGGAAAGCAGCTTTGATCGTGTCTGCCACATCTGTGCCGTGCGCCTCAATGATCGTGACGATCTCTTCGAGCATGTACACGACTGGGTCTTTCCCTCTCATCAATGGGATCACTCGCTGCATGTCGAGCTTGTCGTTCACAAAGTAATAGTTCTTGCCATTGATCCTGGCTTGAAGATAAAAGACATCGCCCCGCTCTCCTGCTTCACAGAGCTGCTGGTCAATTACCTTCAGCCCCTTCGCCAGGTTATCGGCAGCTTTGATCTTCTCGTCAGGATTAGTGATCTTCATGTAACGCTCTCTAGCGCCTTGATACTTCGCCGCGAGCTCAGGGGTCGTCATCTTGAACCAGGCATACCAACCCCACTTCTTATTCATCTGGTTCTCAGCTGTCATAAACGACTCAACAGCAGCTTGAACTGGTTTGCTCCACTCTTTCATTTTTCACCCCACCGGACATCGGCGGACAGATGTGGACAGACAGGACAAACTATAGTGTTTGTCCGTGTCCGTCCGCACCCTGTCTTTGTCCCAGATTGTGTCCGTTCCGTGTCCGCGTTTGTCCGCGAATCCATACAACCCGCGTCATTGCTGGCTTTCATAGCTTTCATACTTTGTCCGATCCGTGTCCGAGCGTGTCCGTTTCCTTCACCCACTCCATTTTCCGATTTCCGGCGTGGACAACCACAATGTCCGCACCTTCCAGCGCATTAATTGCACGTCCCCAAGCCTTCCTTGCACGGTCTTTTGCCTTCTTATCCGTCACGTCCAAACCTTCCTTTTCGAGCAGCCAGAAGACGAAAGAGTCTCTGGCAACTTCCACACTGATCACATCATTTCTGTCCGTTGCGTCGCGTAAACAGTTCATCGCCTTCAGCTCTTTCTCATTAAAGCTGGCACTGTCAGCTGCAATGGCGTCAGCTGTCACCTTGTTGAGGTACACAGATGTCTCACCTCCGATCGTGCCGACCTCAGCGCTCTGCATCTCAAAGAACAAATCCTCAGCTGGCTCTGCGTCCTTCTGCTTCTCCGTCACTACCGTAAGGACGGCGCCTGACTTCTTGACCTGGATGCTGGTATCTACAGCTCCGAGCAATGCGCTTGATCCACGCATCCCTCTGCTGCCGTCCTTGCCACTGTGATGAATACCCAGTAGAGCAGCGTTGTAGCTTTGCTTGAGCACGTCGCAGGTCTTCACAAACTTACCGACATCTGTCGCTGAGTTTTCATCTGCGCCGAGTAGAGCTCTGGCAACCGTGTCCACAACAATCAGGCTGAAGCCGCCGGCCTTATCCTCCAGCTGCTGGATCGTTGCCTTCAACTTCTCCACGTCTGTCGGGCTGGTGAAGTCCACTGCGGTTGGCAGGACATAGAACGGCAGCTCTTTCTCTGTGACTCCGCTGCCTCTGTTCTCTAGCCATGCCTTGACTCTTTTGCCAATACCGCCGACACCTTCGCCTGCAATGTAGAGCACTGCGCCCTGCTTGACTGGCATGTCATGGAAGTCTCTCCCTGATGCGACGCAAAGAGCAATGTCCAAAGCAAGGAACGTCTTACCGCAACCCGGTGGTCCATACATGACGCTGAAGCCGTGTCTGGTAAATAATGAGTCAACCAGGAACTGCACTGGCGGCATCGCCATGAGCTCACCGATCGCCATGGTTGGATAGGTTTCGATCTCTTCCTGCTCGATCTCACCTGGATCTTGCATCGCCTCAGTGATTGACGGTGCTGTCTTGACCATGCTGATCAGCTGCTGTTGTGTCTTGCCGCTGTCCAGCCAGTCAACGATGTCGCCCTTCTCAGGTAGCTGGTCGGATAGATCTAAGAGCCTGACCTCTTTAGCGACTGGTAAAAGGCTGTTGACCACCTTTGCGCCATGCTTCCGTCCTGCTTCGTCGTTGTCTGGTACCACAATGACCTGTCGATCTGCGAGCCACTTGGAGTGCTCGTCGCCCCAGTTGCCGGAGCCGCCGTTGTTGGTAGTGGCAATGATTCCAAGATCTCTGAGCCGCTCGACACACTTCTCTCCTTCGACCACCCATACCCACCGCTTGTTGTGGTGAAGTATCTCAGGAAGGTTGTAGGGGATGCGCTCGATGTCCTTGATGTTTGAGATCCAGCCACCTTGTCCGTCTGGGCGCTGCTGTCTGAATGTTTTCTTTCCATCTGCAAAGTCTGTCCTGACGACCTGGTAGACCAACACTCCGTGATCACCGATGTAGTCATAGGTTGTGATCCTGTTTCGATCTTTCTTGGTGAAGCTCGGGTCTTTCTGCATCCCGAATCGCTTCTCTAAAAAGTCAGCCAGGTGTCCGTTTGCCTCCGGGTACGCAATCTTGCACAGATCAACGAATCCTCCAGACTCATTTGTTTCATGATCGGTCCAGACGCCTTTCTCTTTATCGACGCTCTTTGAACCGTAGCTACCGAACCGCACTTCATGCCCATGGGACATCTTATGATTGATGTCGCCCCACAGCTCCTGTGCAACTTCGACAATGTGTTCAGCATACTTGTGCATATATCACCCCAATAAAAAAAGCCCCCCGCAGGGGGCTGAAGGTTCAGAACTTCCAATCGTCGTCCGACGAATCAGGCTGGGGTGCTGCCTGGGGTTCTGGAGCCGGTGCAGGAGCTGGTTGTTCTGGCTTATCATTCCATCCCTTCAGCTCAAACTCTGGTACACGGGTAGTGCCTTTGCCGATCGCAACAGCCTTGGCGCCATTGAATGCGACCATGGCCATCTTGCCTTCGTTACTTGCGGCGCCGTTGTGGATTGCAGGCCAGATAGCCTCAAGCCCCATCTTGGGACCAGATCCAGTGGTCGTCCATTCACGCCATCCGTAGTCCTTGATGTACACCATGACGCTGAAACCGCGCTT